TTCATCATCTTGGTGAGTCGTGTTATCAGATGGTGAATTGGGTTGTTCAATCTTGTAATCTGGATAAGATTTTTTCAGTAATTTTTTCGAGACTGTTTCCTTTGTTACAATTTCAATAACATTACCGTTACCATCTCTATCTACCACGTAGCGGTTCAAAGGATAAAGCTTGAGCCCATCCTTACCCATGTAGATAAGAGCATTTCCAGCTACAACAAGATGCTTGAGTGCTTGGTGAACGACAACACGATCACTGGAAGCTGCAATAGATTCCATGATGGTGCGTTCAATCTTAGCAAACGACAAGTCAAGTTCTGCTCTGATCTCTGGTCCNAGTTCTTCAGGAAGGTTGATGTCATTAACTTGTAGCTTGAAGAAGCTAGTTTGTGGAGGTAGCAATGCAAGCATAAGTTTACTTGCAAGCGTCACCACACCCTTAGCTCCAACTGATTGCCACGGAGTAGTTAGTTTACGTGCACCTTTAGTGAAGTTCTCATCCTCTCGGATAAGATACGGAAGAGTCAGATCTGATGCTTGTCTAGCACTGTTGAGAAACTGTGAACGATCCGAAGACAGTCTGTCATAACGAGATTTAGCAGACATTAGATGTTCAGCATATTAGACATTTGTTGCGTAGACTGTTGCCTACGCTTGAACTGTTGAGTACCACCAATGGTTGGTAGTTGAGTAGCAGGAGCAATCTGTAGCTTAGGTGCCATCTTGCTCCGTGCAAGGTTAGCAGAGGATATAATACGAAGACGTTCTTGCAAAGCTTTTGCTTTCGCTGCTTGCTTCTCTTTGTCTTGCAGTTCAGCAAGTAATTTATCAGCAGCTGTCAACGTAGTCTCAGCTTCAGCTCTGTAACCCAAAGCTTCTTCTGTAAGTTGAGGCACTAGTTCTCCTCCATATATTGGATGACCCACTCAACGACACTACGCTGACCAGATCGGTACATAATTTTTTCCATTGTATCTTCAGGTGTAGGGTTGGTGGGCGGAAACGTTTCTTCTAGTTTCGCAAGCATGGCGTTAGCAGTCATGCCCCTTACATCTAAAAGATCAAGCGTATTGAGGGAGGTTGGGGTTTGCATGTTCGAAAAAAGCAGGCATTCTGGCTCTCTTAGTTTCGACAAGTTCTGGTGCCTTACCCTCATACATTAAGCGGTCACTAGAATCGAGCCAAAATTTTTTGTTCAGATATTTATGAGGGTTGTTTGCCTTGAGAGGCTGCATCACCCAATTAATGGTTGCCTTGCGGAGTTTATCGAGAGAAGGACTGCTATCGAGACCAAGCTCACGACATACCAAACTATTCGTAGCCACATGGACTTGTTCATCTCTACTAATATCAGCGGATACAGTTCTTAGCGCCGCATCTCCCGTAAAACGGAAAAAGGGTAGGAGCACAAAGAAAATCGCACGCTCGGCAACCAACGCCTTGAGGATCGTGTGATCCGGATGAGCAATCCAGGCGTCCCGGAGGCGCTTACCTTCTTCCTCAGCTTTCTCATCAACGCCCATGGAGTTGGTAATATAACCCAGTGCAAGGTCGTGCTTAATCTCGTCTTGGACGTTGGATTGAAGGAGTGGCCGCGCCAGCTCTGGTACATCATTGTTTAGAGCATCAGAAATAAAATCACCAACTGGCAGTTCCATATGACGGATAGCCAAGGCACGGTAGATTGCCTCTTCCGCACCTTCCATCACTTGACTGGCAGTTGTTTGGACAGGTGTCCAGGTTCTCTTGCGAGAGAGTAGTTTATCGTATGGGTTCATTCGCCGCAATTACAATCAGGAGCAGGATCATTAAGAAGTGACTCCAGGTAATCATCGACCTCAGACTCATCCAATGCAGCGTATGCACTGGTCTTGTCTTGCGTGTCACCCATTACCTGAAGCGAATAATAAAGGGAGGTCTGGTCAGATGCCAGCCACTCTTCGATAAACGCTTCATCATAGGTGATCACATCAGACCAACTATTGAAGCTATAACCGTGAAGAAGTCCCGTGTTGTCCAGCATCCGAAGGATACCGTTAGCAACACTCATATATGCATCCCAGCCAACTTCCGATGCGATCTCAACAGGACCGTAATCGTAGCTCTGGACACCAAAGGTACCGCTATCACGGTCCACCTGACGGGCAATGGGAGGTGCAATTTCCGGAGTGGCAGTGTAGCCATCCGGGTCAGTATAACGGTAGCTGCACGAAGCAGTAGGAGCAATGGCAAAGGCACGGTCCATGTTGTTGACCGACGCAATCATTGCTGCTTGATTGATACCGTGTTTAAATTCAGAAGCAAGGGTGATTGCCGGGGTGTACTCTATAATCTTATCACCACTGTTGACAAGAGCAAGAGCCTCACCAAATTCTTTGTAGCTTACGTTGTACCTTCGTAGGAGGTTGGCAAGTCCAAGCATTCCCAGTCCGACTTGTCGGTCTGTTTCTGGTGGCAGGTACTCTCCAGATTCTCCAACACCTGTCCGGCCATGGAGACTGCACAACTCGGACATACCTTTAACGAAAGCCGGGGCGATGTCCTCAACGTAGCAGGCAGCAAGATTGATATGTTGTAGCAGGCAAGTTCCTCGTGACGGCAGGTAAACTTCAAGGCAGACGTTACCACGGATTCGGTTTCCATATGCATCAACTTTAGTTTTGTTTAGCCAGATGTCACCCTGGCGGATGCCTTGCAGCAGTGCCTGGCGGACATTAGGTGTAGCTTCTTCCCACCAGTAGTCGTTGATGTTAACACATCGCTTGACCCAAGGCAGTTCAGCACGTGGTGCTTGGATGAACTCTAGCACATCAGGGTGACAGAGGTCAAGGTGGCACACCACAGCACCGTTCTTATAATGCCCACCCCGTCGGAGGGTTTGATTCAAGGTGGAGTAGATTTGTGCGAATGATACAGGTCCAGAAGCTGTAAGACCCTTGCCATTTTCACTTCCTTTGGGTCGGAGCTTTGATAGATGGACTGCAACGCCTGCTCCAAATCGTAAGGCGTGTGAGACGAATCTCCAACTGGCTTCGATTCCATTAGGTCCTTCCATAGAATCCTCCACTACGAAGACAGTGCAGGAAACGGGAAGGCGGGAGGTGGGATCGTCAATCCATGACTGTACGCGCCCAGTGCGAGCGACGAGTTCTTTTGTAGCGGCGGTCATTATTAAACGAGATCAGTAAGGTTAGGGGGTTGATAGTTTGGTCCCTTCAGGACCTTGCCGTCTTCACGGCGGATGGGTTGACCGTTTTCACCAAGCTTACTCATGTTGCTTTGGTGTACACGATCCATTGCTTCATCCAAATCCCAGTTGAGATTGGTAGCATATTGATAGCAGACGTAGACAAGATCTGCAAGCTCTTTCAAGCAGTCCTCAGCGTTACGTGTGTAGCCGTAGATCAACTGCTGCTCAGCTTCAAGAAACTCTTTGAATTCCTCAACGATCAAACGCTTCTGCATCTCCCGTGAAGCTGGCCCAGTATCGTTCGTCACTTGATAGCCATGGCGAAACTCTATCGCTTGGGCAGTCAGAAAGGATTTCATTTTCTAGTTCGTTCTGTAGGTAGTGGATAGCTTTGCGCAGGTCTGCCACCCGATCATCTTTGTAACCAGCACGGCAGATATATTTAATGGCATTGCCTAAGTGAAAACTCAGTCCTTGGTCTCGGATGAAGTCCCAAACCTGGATAGAACCTCGTCGATAGTAGTTGGGTCCAGTTGAGTTGGAGTCGGCCACTTTTTTACTAAGTTAGTGAGTGAATTGGATAGGACAAAGTTCTGACGTTGCAACGCAAGGAAGACAGTAATGATATCTTCCTTGGCTGTAGTCGGTTTGTTAAGAGCGTCTTCGATTTGACGCATCTTAAAGTCTTGCTCAAAGGTGAGCTCAGTTACTGGTGGTGGGGGACCAAAGCTTGACGGACTCGGTGTCGAAGTCATAATCTGTGTGTTGGAGGATCTTTGCAAGCTGCGCATTTCTAAGAGCAGTAGATTCGTCAAGTCCCTTTGACTCAAATGCTTGAACGACGGTCTCCCACGTGTAACCGTTCTCTTCAAAGAAGGCTTCTGCACGTTTGATCCCGAATCCAGGAACTCCGCTATATCCATCAGTCTGGTCACCAGCCAGCGTCTGAATGTAGTGCCAACGCTCACCTTCTTCTTCGGTGATGGTGACAACGGCATTAGAAAAATCATACAGGTCTCCAGGTATCTGTCGCATGTCTTTATCAGGTGAGCAGATAATGTGACCTTTATACTTGGTGGCATAAATGCCCATCGCATCGTCTGCTTCTAGCTCAGGCATTACAACAACGTCGTACTCTTCCTTGAGCTTATTGATGACCCGTCTGTATCCGCAGGGTTTCTTGCGGTTTCGATGTCCTTTATACGCCGGGTCAATTCGTTTACGAAAATTGACGCTATCAGTAAAAAACAAAATAGTATCGTCGAAACATCCAAGATCATTTGAAACCTTGAATAGTTCTCTTTCGACCATGGCGTAGGCTTCGTTGAAACGAGACTGTACGAGGATAACGTCGTTTCCCCAGTCAATGTCCATTTCACAAGCGGCGCAGGCTTTGTAAACGATGTAGTCGCAGTCAATTAATGCACTCATTTACCCTGCCCTCGCCTGAGCTTACGCCCGTGCGATGGCTTACTGCGCTTGCCGTTGCCTTGGCGGGTGTGTTTATATTTAGCACGGGACTGAAAGTCTTCACGTCCCAGTGCAGTTTTAGATCTCATTGCCATTAGTGTACTTCACTCCAGTTATCGCCTTGCTGGGCTTCAGCTGCGATTGGGATTCTAAAATTGTAGTAGCGTCCAGCTTCTTCAGCTGAACGTACCAGGGATGTTCGTAGTGCGTCCACATCTCGGGGATCACACTCGAATTGGATTTCGTCATGAACAAATGCTAGTTGTGAGCAACATAGCTCACGTGTGTTGTCGTGGTTAATTAGTAACCAACGTTTCGCTAATACTCCGGCAGATCCTTGGAGGAGGTAGTTAAGGGCCTTGTGGGCACCATCAACAGAGCAGCGGCGACCGTCACATAGGCTGATGTAACCAGATTCCGCCTTGGACTTAACCGCAGTAACCAGTTTCTCAAGTCCTGGTACCGCATCCATGTAAGCTTGGCGGATTTCTTTGCCCTTCTTCTTTGCCTGGGATTCAGTAAGTTGAGCATCGTAACTCTTTCCTAGTTTGGCATCGCCGGCACCATAGAGGAAGGCGTAGGTAACTGTTTTAACGGCACGTCTGGAGATACCAATTTTGTCGGCATTGACTTGGTGAATGTCTCCATTAAGAAGAATTTCTGCATACCGCCCGCCATCAAAGCGAGCAAGATAGTGAGCAAGGCACCGCAGCTCAATCCCACTAAGGTCGGCACCCACCATGGTTTGCCCTGGTGTTGCCCGGAAGAGTTTTCTGAATTCTGAGTCACTGGGAACCTGTCCGAGATTTGGTTTACGATGGGCGCAACGAAATGTGTTAGTTGCGACTGAACAATGATGATGTATTCGGCTGTTTCGTACAAGCTTGAGCCATGCATTGTCACCCTCGCTGAGCATACCCAGCATCTTGGTGATAGTCAGCACACGTAGAAACATGTC